TCAAATCATAATCATACTTAAATGCCCCTAATCTGCCAACTGTTGTATATCTATCTGCCAAAGCTATAGGCACTTTAATATGCCATTCTCACAGACCCCCAATTCAATTTTTTCAATTCCTAATCATAATTTTGCAAACCCCCCCTGTAATCCTATCGCTACAAGCAACACCAAACCGGTACGCAATACGCCATTTGGCAAAGGATGACGATCCAGTATGATTATGATTCTAGTCGGGAGGGGTCGTGATGTGTGAAATGTGGCCGATACGCTGATATTTTACAACGGCCGTTTGCCAAGTGTACGAATTAGCGAACCATTAAAAAAGATGCGCCAGACAGTTAAAATCATTTGACAACGGCGCACTCATTTAGTAGAATAGTGGTTACTGGATCAGGCAATTCCGCCGCCAGCTATTAAACGTTATAATAATGGAGTACTCTACCATGAACGATCAAGCAAACGAAATGCAAAACGCTGATGCAAACGAAGCATCCGAGCAAGGCCCAACATCCAAAGCGCCAAAGCTGGAAAATGTGAAACGCGAATTCTATGATGTTTCGCAAATGGAAAAGGCACAAGATGCGGCAATGTACGCAACTGAAGCGGCAGAAGCTGAGAAAGGCCAAGTGGTTTATAACTTCGACATTGAGAAGGAATTCCCAGAAGGTTACGGCCTTGCTGTTATCCCTTTGCAAAAGAAGAATAAAGAACTTGGCGCAATGGAGCGCATCGGCGTTGTAATTGGCGCAATTCCAGATTTCAGTACAATCATGGAAGATAAAGCCGGTGCAGTATTCTGCAAACAGGCCGTTGAAGATGCGCTTATGGCAAAGCTGGCAAATGCAACACGCCCACGCGCTGACGGTAATACTGCGGCAAGTGTGCCATTCTCGCTGCAAGACTTCATTACGTCAAGCCGTCCAGAAGGCGTTTTGGTTGCCTTCCGCAAACTGGCCCCTGCATATGTTAAAGTCCTGAAAGATAAAGGCTTGAAGCTGATGACAGACGGCATCCTGCGTTCAATCATGGAAAGCAAAGCATTTGCTGAGGATCAATTTGCAAGTGTTCCCCAATCCACTTGGGAAGGTCTGATTGATTCCATGATTGCCAAAGCAAAGGAAAAGGATTTAAACCCGGGACTGCTGGAAGAATGGCGCAAGACGCGGAACGAAGCCGGAATGCCAAGTGATGGCGATGTCGATCTTGACGGGCTGGACTTCAGCAAAATCTAACGGCAACCATTTGCCAATAACCAAAAGGGCAGGCTTTCGGGTCTGCCTTTTTTGTGGGTGATGCAAATTAATTGTTGACACTGTTTGGCATCTCGTGTTAATCTGAAACCTCAATCAATAAAGGAGTTAATCATTATGAGAGCAATAGAAATCCAAGAGCTGGCACGAGTACTTGACGACAACTGCGCAAGCGTAACCTGTGTGCTGGAATGCGCCGCCATGATCGAACAACGAAATGCAGACTCGTTTCATTCACCCTCATTTGTAGAACGCGCAACTCGCAACTGGAGAAGCAACCGCACCACTGAGGATGAACTGGCAAACGAATTTGCAGCCGGTCTGCACAAACTGCCAGACATGCTAAAAGATCAAGCTTACTAACCATGGTCTGGCATTTTAAGGGGGGGTACTGTCCCCCCTATTTTTTCACCCCCTGCCGCAGTATAAAATGTCGCACTCTCAGTCTGCCCAAAAATTTTAAAAATTGGAAAATCATAATCGCAGGAAGCACAGTTGGCAAATCGCGAATGAAACATTTCAGCCAATTTTTTATCCCGCAACGCTTGACTATTTGCCAAATACGAGTATAATCTGATGGTAAGCCAATCAACCAGAGTATAAAGGGGCAAGCAATGACAGAAGATCAGCTAGATTCACGCATGCTAAAGCTCGCACGTATGGTTGAGCAGGGTGTGCCAGAAGCGCAGATTGCATCCATTGTCGGACTCACTGAAGACTCTTTGGCAAATGTAACTAAATCTGCGGATTTCCAATTGGCGCAGGCATTTGTTGTTGAGGAGATGTTTGAGCAACAGGAACTGGTAAACCGTGGATGGGATGGCGTTGAGGAGTTTGCCGTTTCGTCAGTGCTGAGTCATTTGCAAGGCCCAGCTCCAGACCCTGATTATGCACTTAAAGCAGCCGCAGTTGCCAATAAGGCTATACGTCATGGCAAGAGTCGGGGCAACCGTCCGATCGAAACTGTCCAGAACATGCAAAGCGTTATCACGCTAAATGCCACATACGTTAATAAGGTGCAGAACAATTTCCAAGTTTCGGAACGCGTTTTGGAAGAGATGCCTCGGAAGCAGACTGACATGCTCGATGTGGAAGGTGTCAAGAGTATGCTAGGTGCAGAAAAGGATGTGACAGCAAATGGCATCTCAGTTAAGCAGGTTGCCGAAGATGTAGACGCAATCATCTGGGAAGACGTCGATGTTTGAAATGGCACGTATGTCCAACAAGGACATTGTATACGCCCTAGAACATAACTCCGAATTCCTTATTAACTTCTTTTTGGCAGAAGAAGCGACAGTTGCCGTACCAGAGTTCCATAGTGACATTATGGACAAGATGTGCCATTTGCAGGTTAAGCAGCTGTCTTTGGCTATCCCTCGTGCACACAGCAAAACCACTTTGGCACAGATATCTGCCATTCACCATTTGTTATTCACCAAGATGTCATACTGCTTATATATGTCATCCACATCTGGCCACTCGGTTGCATGTGTCAATGACATTATTGGCTGGATTGAATCAGACAACTTTGTACGTGTCTTTGGCGAAACCGAATTCCATTCGCGCCAAGAAGGCAAAGGCTTTTACGACTTTACCTTGCCAACCGGCAAACGCTGCATATTAAAGGCATTTGGCGCAGGCCAGAAGGTACGTGGCACAAAGATTAATCGCCGCAGACCACAATTGATTATCGTTGACGATTTGGAAGATAACGATAACATTGGCAACCCAGACTTGTTTATGGCACTTAAGCGCTGGGTTTACGGGCCATTTAAGAAATGTGTCGATCCGTTCATGAACAAATGGATTTGGATTGGCAACATGATTAAGCAGCAGAGCATGCTGTATGAGAATCACCAATCAGAATTCTGGTACTCTGTTCTGTACGGCTGTATTCTAGCAAATGGCAAATCACTTTGGCCTGATCTGTGGCCACTGGATGCGCTACGCAGAGATTTTGCAGAATACCAAGAAGCTGGTTTGGCAGACGTTTGGTTTGCTGAGATGATGAACATGCCGATGGCTGGTATGAATGCGATCATCAAGGCGAGCGAGATAACGTATCTGCCAAAGGTTGTTCCAAGGGAGCAAGAGCTTGGTTTCATGACAGTCGATTTGGCAATCAGTAATGAAACTTGGGCGCATAAGACAGCAGTGGCAGTTCATGTTTGGGTTCCTGAGATGGAAGTATGGCAAATTGCTTTCACAAACTCATGGCGCGGAATGGACCCAATAATGCTGTTTCGCGAATTAGTTGCACTTGGTGAAACGTGGGGTATTTATCTAGTCGGGATTGAATCTGTAGCTTACCAAGCAGCTTTGCAACCTGTGTTTGACCACTTCTGCCTATTGGAGAATATTGAAGGGTTCACTTTCGTTGGTGTGCCAGCACGTGCAAGAAAGACTGGGCGTATCATTACGTGGGCCGGTACATTGAAAGCTGCCAAATACGCACTAACGCAGGGCGATTATGAGGTTACACAAGGACTTTTGGCATATGACCCCTTAAAGAAAGACAACGATGACGATACAATAGACTGTTGTGCACATGGTACAACAATGCTAGCGCTTTACCAATACGAGATTTACACACAGAAACAAGGTGAAAAACGCGAACCTGCAAAGGCGATAAGCGGATACGCCGCAACAAGGGTATAAGAACATGGCAATGAAATTAAATCTAGGCGGCAGAGATACGCAACAGCCCAGTACTGCAATGACACCAGTGGATGATGCTTCTGGAATTGAGTTGGGGGAAGACTTTGACACAGCGCTTTCTGAAAAGGCTGCAGAACCTCGTGAACCTGCAAAGGATGAAGTTCGCCTTTCTCCAAGTGTGATTATCAAGGAAATGCAGCATCAAGCGTTGCTGGAATATTTGCACAAGCGTTTGGAATACGGTTACGAAGAACACAAGAATCGCGTTGATCGGTATACAGCAATTGACAAAGAAGTTAATGGCTTCATTCGTTTATCCGACGATGACAAGTTACGCAAACGAGACACTGAGAAAGGGTTTGGCGTTAAAGCGTACAACGTGAGCTTGCAGCTGGTGAAAGTGCAGATTGACGAAGCTGTTACGTTTTTGACTTCTGTGTTCTTTCCTGAAGAAGGCCCTTATATGGCTTCTGCACCTGCGGATAAACAGGATGCTGCAAAGGCTGTCACTACACTCCTGAATGAGCATTCTGCAAACTTCTCCCATTTTGCGTGTTTTAACAAGTTCTGCACAGATTCGCTGCAGTACAATCTGGGCATGATGATTCCCAATTGGCGTATCGAGAAGGGAAGCATCGTCAAGAATGACGAGACGCGCACAGGTGCCACTATTCTGCACGATCAGGAACTGTATGCGGGCAACGAACTCATTTATGCAGACCCGTATAATACTCTGATTGATCCGACTGTATCCCCAATCAATTTGCGGAATGATGGCGAGTTCTTTGCCACAGTGGATATGATCTCCAGTTTCCGCATCAATCGCATGGTTAAGCGCAAAGAGCTTTTTAATGTGCCAAACAGTGCTGGCAAATCCACCATATCGACAAAAGCGGAAGCCAAATACTATACACCCAAGCCAGACATCACTGGCGATGCAGGAAAGGGCAGATCACGTACACACACAGATTGGAAGAAAATCCTAACTGCATCTACAGACTTAACCGTAGTTGGCGAACTGGAACGTGTGAAGATGCACATCTGGATTCCTGCTGAGATGTTTGGGCTTTCCAGTTCTGACACGTATGAGCTATGGCGTTTTGAGATTCTGGATGCCACACACATTACCTACGCCGAGCACGTTGACAGTGCACATGGCAAACTGCCAATCGTATGTGGCATGCCTTGGGATTCAGCGTATGAAACAGAGACGCAAAGCTATGCTGAAATCCTTCTGCCATACCAGCGTTTCAGCTCATTCCAGATGAACATTCACCAAGAAGCAGCACGCAAAGCTGTTTATGGCCTGACGTTCTATCTGGAGAAACTTGCACCCCAAATGGCAGATGCTGATCTGGTAGCTGCCAAAATCCCGATCACATCTATTGGCGAACTGGAAGATATCAAGAAGTCGGTTTATCAGATTACAGATGCGCCAAGCACAGCGAATACAATGAATGATATCGAGGGCATGTCCAGCATCATGCAAAAGATTCTGCCAACGGATATGGCAAAGCAGGTTGCAGGACTCGAACGTGCTACACAGTATCAATCAGCTGCCACAGTGCAAGGGGCTAATCGACGCAACCTGAAGATTGCACAGCTTTTGGAATCTCAGGCATTTGGCCCAGCTCGCAGAATGTTCGTTTACAACGTCTTGCAATATCAGGAAGCAGTTACTGTTTATGATCCTGAGACGCGGGAACCGATTGAAATCAATCCTGCCGATCTACGTGAAGTAGGAATTGCCACAATTGTTGGTGCCGGTCTGCGTGGTCTGGATAAACTGATTCTTGTTGAGTCGCTGAAAGAGATGCTTGGCTACTTGGTTCAAAGCTCTCAGGCACAAGAACGTGTGGATATGGTTGCCATTATCAATTATATCACATCACTGATTGGCGATCACACAAGCTTCAGCCAATTCGAGTTCAAGACGGAGTTTGACAAACTTGACATGCAGCAGAAAGAGATGGCCTTCCAATTGCTTCAGCAGGCCATGCAACAACAGGCAGCTGCAGAACAACAGGGGGCACAGCCACAATGAAGTACGAATTTGACAAAGCGCCAGAAGAGATTCGGCAAGTAATCCTGCACACTACTCCGGTAGAATCGTGGCAAAGGCTTGTCCATCTAATCATTCAGGACAAGGAGGCCGAGTTGGCAAGACTCAATACTCACTGTCCTGCAGAAGAATTTCTGAGAAAGTACAACAATCTGCGATCGTCCGTTTTGCAGTTGGAGGCTTTCGACGATTTATTGACCCACATAGAAAACCTACGTATAGAAGGAAACCAACATGAAGTATCGTAATCAATTTTTGAAGTACAAACTGCAATCCGTTGATCCAGAAGATGGTGCAGGCGGTGGTGGCGGAGCCGGTGGCGGTGAAGGCGGCGCTGCGAATGCAGGACAGGGCGGCGAAAATAACAACCAAGGTGACTTGCAAACCTTCGATGATCTGTGGGATAATCCCTCTAATGATTCGGGAGATGCAGGAAACAATGCAGGTGGCGCATCTCAACAGCAAAGCGGTCAACAGCTAAGTGCAGACGAGCAGTTTCAAGCTCATGTGGCAAGTATTGATTTTGGCGTTGATCCTGCAGCGATGTTCCAAGCTGCGCAGTCTGGCAACTCAGAAGGGTTTGCAGAACAGATGCAGAAACTTACATCTGGCATTTACAAGGCTGCAATGCTGAACTCGAATAAGATGCTGAACCAGCGTATGGAATCCATGCGCGACGAGATGCGCCAAACGACGCAATCTGCAGTATCTTCGGACAAGTTAATTTCGCAGATGAATGAACGCATTCCATTTACGAAAGACCCAGCTTATGCTCCAATGGCAAAGGCTGTTTTAACAAGACTACTGAACAAGGGAGAATCACCAGAGAAGGCAATTGCCGGAACTGAGCGATACTTTCGAGATCTTGCCAAACAGGTTCCCGGCTCCACTTCTGGAAAAGGAAAAGACGTGTCTGGCAATGGCGAGGCCGATTCTCAGGAGATGGATTGGGTGAGCTTCATGGGCGGTAAGCCTACTTGATTTTATTTGGCACTCTATAGGAGTAATTTATTATGGCAGTTAAAGGTATTTTCACCTCTGACAGCGGCATTCAGGGCGACCGTAAAGGCGATTTTGCTTCTAGTTTGCTGCAAACTGAGCAAGGCGGTCAGGTTCCGCTTCTGAGTTTATCCGCTGGTATGCAATCGGCTGATGCTTCAGACGTTGTTGTCACGTGGTTTGAAGAAAACAATTTGGCAGGTCGTGTGTTAATCACAGATGATAATGCAGCAGGTGATACAGTTCTTACTGCCGCAGATTCTGGTGAAGTAACTGGCGGATCAGTTTTCATGGTTGAGACTACAGGTGAATATCTGTACGTTGAATCTGTGGCTGGTAACGCTCTTACTGTGACACGTGGTTTTGCAGGCACTACTGCACAAGCCATTAACGGCGCAACTGCTGGCGCTCCCGGATATCTCGCTATTCAGCGAATTGGCACAGCGTTTGAAGAAGGTTCTTCACGACCTGATGCTATTGCGAATCTGGGTTTCCCTCGTTTCAACTACATGCAAACCTTCCGTAACAGCTGGGATGTAACTGGTACAGCTAAGAAGATTGCACATCACACTGGTGACGTAGTTGCCAAAAACAAGCGTGATGCTGCCTATCTGCATGCGATCGACCAAGAGCGCTCTATGCTCTTTTCACGCAAAGCAATTGGCACAATGAATGGCAAATCATTCCGCGTAATGGATGGTATCATTCCTCAGCTGCAAAGCAATGTGCAGTCTGCCGGTGCGACAACTACTTGGAACGATGTTGATCTGTTCCTTGAGCAAGTGTTTGCACGCAACATCAAAGGGCAGCCAAACGAACGTGTTACAATGGGCGGTAGCCAAGCGATTCGAGTTCTGAATCAGGTTGCCAAACTGAATAGCATGATGAACATTGAGTCTGGTGAAGATAAGTTTGGCATTCGTGTTATGGAATGGGTAACGCCATTTGGCACAATCAAGCTGATCCATCACCCTCTGATGAGCGAATCGCCACTCTGGACAAAAGACCTTCTGTTGCTGCATCCCGGTGCGACTCGTACACGCTTCCTGCGTCGTACAATGGAAGACAACTATGACACAGAGGGTTCGCGTGCCGGTGTTGATGCTGACTTTGGCGTTCTGACCACAGAAATGTGTGTGGAATACCGAGCAGAAGCAACTGGTGGTTACCTGACAGGCCTCACTGCAGGTGCAGCTGACGCTTAAACCCTGACCTTGTGTTCGCGCTTCGGCGCGTTCATTTGGCTACTTAATTTAATATTGAAGTGGAGAATGCATTATGGCAACCCCAAATACCGGTGCTCAAGGCACTTACGCAGACGCTACTGGTGTAGTAAATGCCGCAGCACAAACAGAAGTCACAGCTATGCTGGATGAGCTGGAAGCACTCTGGACACAGGTGGAAGGACAAGCAATGGAGAAACCAGATTTTAATCTGATCCCCAAGCATGTTTCTGAAAAGCTGTCTACAGAACTGGATGCTATCCGCGCTGCAATTGCTGCTGCACCTGCTGCATAAACCCTAACTGCAACAAAGGAGACCGAACATGGCTAAAGAAAAAATTTCCTACCGTTCGCTAAACGCTGCTGGTTTCAGTTGCCGTTTGGTGGACAAGGAACGTCGGGAGCTTGTGCAGTTTGCAGAAAGCATTTATTCGACTGATGATGAGTGGATCGTTAAGCAACTTGACAAAGGGATTGCCGATGGCAGTCTTACACGTCATATGCAAAAGGTTGACAAATCAGCGGCTGAGCAAATGGCTCGTGAGCATATTGCACGTCTGCAAGCAACTGGTTCGCACCGCGGTCAGACAACATCTGCATCTACGGCGGCGCTGGCTGCTTTGCAAGCTCGCGATCAGGAATTGCACAAGATGCCTGATCCTGACGCAACTGCCAAAAGCATTCAGGAAAGCAATGACATGTTGCTGACTGAAAGTTCTGAAACGAAAGATACATCTGTCAAACTTGGCAAGGTAGTTAAGTAAATGGAAGAGACTAGAACATTCTCGTCACTCATTGACGACGTAGTTGCGCGAAGCGGACGATCGGATCGTTTGCCAAGCATAATTTCTTACGCTCGCACAACGCTGCGGGAGTGTTCTATTCTCGACTTTTTTGACCAGTCATTGGTGGAGCTGTTTATCACACCAAATGCCAATCCATACATATGGGAACGTCCACACGATTTGCGTGGCGTACTGGCAATTGGCACTTCTATGTGGGATTCACACGGCAACCCAATATATGCAAAAGAACGCAAACCCGGAGTTGTCATTCCAAATGGAAATCCATACTTTTACTTGTCTGGAAGCTCATTTGCAATGATAGATTTCACAGCGGGAACTGCAATTCCCGTAGCGTATTACAGATATGAAAAACCCTTGCGCTACATAGCTAATGTTGCAGATCGCCCTGCTCAGTTCAATTTGGAAAGTGAGATGTGGGAATACCACGAAGCGTATGACGCATCTGATGCACTGCGTGAAGAAGCTAGAAACTCAGTCTCCAACTGGCTTCTGTTTTACTGGTACGAATTGATTGCAGAAGGCACTTTGGCAAAGCTTTACAAACTTGTCAATGACGAAACACGTATGAGAATGTCGTATGCACTTTACAAGTCCGGACAGACCAATCTGTTGGCAGGTGAGAGTTCAATCTTCATGGGCAGACACACGTAATGGCTTTCCAAGACGCGCGTGAAATTGATGTGCGTTCTCGGGTTGACGACAAGGATTTTGACCTCTGGCTGCAGAAGAATTTAGAAATCATCCGCGAACTGCTGTCGTATAGCCCGTGGGTAGTTCCAACATTACTTGCCGGATGGACGGAAGTTGGCGGAGTTGATGATGAGCCACTTGGCTACCGCGTATCTGGCCTGCACGTTTTATACCTACGTGGCTATTTGGAAGGCGGAACAACGGCAGATGGCACAGTAATTTTGAATGTTCCCGCACCTTATAGATCAGACAAAACTATTCGTATTGGCTCTGTGTATGTGACAGGCGCTTCTGAAGATGCTTTCCAACTCGAATTTAGAACAAATGGCGATGTGGCAATTTACAGCGTACTTGGCACATCAGCTAAACTCTCACTGCATGCTGCAGTTTTCCTAGACAATTAAGAGGCTTTTCCCATGCGTGGTGCATACGTACTTTTTGACAAGTTTGGCAATGAAGTGGCAATCGTGCCAAACACGCTAGTTGGTGAAGGGCATGCTGCGTTGATGGACGCCCTGTTCAACCGCGATGACATTACGAACGTCAGTTTTGAGTTTGGCGTTTTCTCTGAGGTTCCTGCATATGGAACAGTTTTCAGTGCTGCATACGCCAGTGAGCCAGTCGGCAATGGTTACGCCCGTGACGCAATTGCAGCATCGGGATGGACTATCACTACAGACGGTGAGGAAGTGTATGCCACATCTCCCGCAGTAACCTTTACGGCAGCTGGTGGTGACTTTGACAAGACGTTTAATCGTTTCTTCATGATCCTGTTAATCGAGCAACCTGCAGCTACTGTTACACAGACTTTGGCAAGTTACAGTTCTGCACTGGCGGAAGCTGTTCAAATATTGAATGGCCAATCCTACGTTATGGCATATCGAGTTTACACACGCTAATGGCACGTATTCCTGTAAAGAACATTGATGGTTTGACTTTGGCGCTTGATCCGAAGAAGCTGGATCGTGTCGTTACTTTGCAGGGTCGAAATTTCCTCCTTGACGTTGATGGCCCTCGTTCAGCATTTGGCACATCAATCGCACATCGCAGCATGAACGCAAGTGCAGTAACAGCCTCGTTTGAGGTTGGCTCTGAGATTTTCTATTTTGCACATGACGAATTCTCCTCTGTGTGCTCAGTCTACAAGGCCAGCTGGATTTCTCGTGATACTGAACCGCTTTTCCAGATTGATAAACTCGCGGGAACGCCAGACAAACGTCTGCATCATCCGTGGTCACATGCGCTAGTTGGCGGCCTGCATTACTTCTGCCATCCTGCTTTTGGCATCTGGAACTATGATCTAGTCTCCAAAGAGTGGGTAAACCAAACCTCCACGATCCATGCCAACATAGGTTCTCCACTTGTGCTGTACGCAATCACTGCGGCAGCTGGACGTTTATGCCTGCAAGTCACTGGGTTTTCTTGGTGGTCTGCAATTGACGATGGTACAGATGTGACGCCTAGTTTGGATACAGGTGCAGGCTTCCAGAATTTGGCACTTATCGGCTCCCCGATTGAGGACAATGAATACAAAGGCATCTTCCCCTTGGCAGATGGCTTTCTTACAGTTGTGGCGTCTGGCGTTATGCGCTCAACTGTAATCAACTCGATTAACCCGTTCCGCCATGATCCATTTAAGGAGGCGTATTCGCCCTTTAATCAAGCATGTGTGGTTTCCCTGTCTGCAAATGAGCTTTTGTTTTTTACGCAGTCAGGGTTTTTTATTACAGATGGCAGACAGTTCCAGCCTTGGCAGCCGCTAATGTCGGAATACATGAAAGCCGCGTACAGCAGACGGCTGAGCCAGAATACTATCGGCCAAGTTGCGCTGTTCTTTGACAGACGCAAACAGTGGGTCATGCTTTCCTTTGCCCAATCGTCAGTTGTCAATCTATTCTCCAAAGCTTTTGTACTTTATCTGCCAAGAGACCAGTGGGGATCATTTGACAAAACGCATCGAGGCTTACTTGCCATTGACGAGTTTGGAGATAATACAAAAATATCCTTGGGATATACGACCCAAACTGGTAAAATTGCCTTATTCGCAGACACTACTAGCGACTTTGCGCTTGAGCCACTGGAGATGCAGGATGTATCTGGCATTCAGAATGAAGTCATGTATTTGGACGGCTTGCGGCAGCCTGAAATTTTTGATCTTGATGGCGTAACCATTGCAGGCTCCAGATTTCGCATGGATGCCAACAACTATTTCCACGACTATATGCGAATTCAGCGCGGCGCCGAGTGGCCCAATTCTGCAGGCTGGTATGAAACGTGGGGTGTGGTTCGCGAAGATCGTGAAGTGTTTGGCACAGACTACCCCGCATACGCCACAACTGACGAAACTGAGTTGGCAAGCACTGTCAATGCGGCAATGGAGATTGCGCCAGCCGGATTTGTAGTTTACGGTCTGATTCGCCAACAGCCACAGGAGGCTGCACTAAATGCCAATGTGGAGGTTGGGCTGTTTCGTTTGACAGATGGCGACAACAATCAGCAGATTACTAATCTAACTGATATGTCAATCTCCATGTTGAACGCAGTTGGCGGTGAGACAGAGACAGAAGATTTGATGTTCGACTACACGGACGATATTACAGAAGACTTAATGCTTCTGCCAAATTCTGAAGAAGATATGGGACTTGGCATTCAATCAGGCTCGATCTTTACGCACGAGATGATTGGCACACTAGACGGCATTCGCACATGGCAGCAGCAGTCCAAAGTTTGGAAGCTCCGTGAGCAGAATGGCACTACAGGATTTTACGTTGGCGACATTCAGGGTTTGTATTGCAAACTGAAAATTAAAGCCGAAACGCCGGGACATTCATTCCACCTTAAGGATTTAGAGTTTGACGGCACTTTGGCAGGAGAGATTTAATGGCTAAGCGTTTATTGTTCATCCGGCATCCTACAGCCGCAGCCGACGTGTTTGTAGGTAAAGAGGGTGAACTGACTGTCGATCTTGACCGTGACGAATTCCGTGTGCACGACGGTGTAACCGCTGGCGGGCACGCAGCTGCTAGAAAAGACTTGGCTAATGTTGCTGCTGCTTCGACAAGCAATGACGGTAAGATGACACAAGCGCAAGTTACGGCGTTGGCAAATGTGATTAATGACTTGGTTCAGGAAATTCTTGACCGTGTTGCAGATGTTGACTCCGAGGAAACCGCCAGATTCAATGCGGACGCTGCAGTTACCTCAGCATTTCAGTTGGCCGATAGCAACGTCATTGCGGCCTATGAAGCGGCAGATACAAACGTCATTGCGGCCTATGAAGCGGCAGATACAGCACTTGGCTTACTAATCACTGACAATGCCAACGCTATTGCTGCAGAAGCTGTAACTCGTGGCAATGCTGACACTGCTTTGGCATCTGACATTTCGGCTTTGGACACTGCGCTTACAGACTATACGCTTACAGACTATGCGAGTGTGGATCAAGTAGTTGATAATGCGCTCCGTTATGGCGGTGCTAGTGCTGCAGGAACTGATACTTATGCGGTAAATTTACCTATATCGCCTGGTGCTTATGCAGCAGGTCAACGATATTCATTTATTGCTGATGTAGCTAATACTGGTGCATGTACGATTAATTTCAATGCTATTGGTGCCCGTAACATAAAGATGCAAGATGGAAGCGACCCTTATAGCAATGCCATTGCAGCAAATCAGATGGTAGAGGTTATAGATAACGGCACTAACATGCTTTTATTAAATCCAGAGGATAAAACATCTGGAACATGGACACCAGTTTTGCAGGACACATCATTAAGTCCATCAGAAGGTCAAACGTATTCTACTCAATCAGGCGTTTACAAAAGAATAGGTGATGTTGTTTTTATCACTGGCGAAATTAGCTTAACATCACTTGGCACTCTTTCTACTGGTTCTATCTGCAATATTGGTGGCCTACCCTTTGCCGCTTCTGCTGCGCTTCCTAGCGGCTGCATAACATTTGGATACGCTCGGAATTTAAGTATTACTGCTGGTGTGACGGTCGTTGGTAGAATCCCAACGGCTTCAAGTGCTATATACTTGGACTTATGGAATTCTACATCAGGAACAATCTCTATGGATGTGTCTCAAGTTACGGCATCAGGAAACATGAGATTTAGTGGTTTTTACTTAGTTTAATTTATAAAAACATTATTAATTTTACAAAATTAATTAGGAGAACAAAATGGGCGATGTACAAAATCCGTCTAGTGGATTATCAAAAGACAGCGACCCGCAGACAGGTCAACCAGTAGATGAGTGGGATTGCTCTATAGCTTGGATGCCTATGCTACAAATTGAACATTCGCAAATGGAAAGACAAACAGGCACATCAGTTCGTACGCTGCGATGCAAAAACGACGCAAGTCTTAACTAATTTGGCATTTGGAGAATAATTATGTCGGGCACTATTTATTTGGTAGATAAAGATGGCGGAGGGGTTGGCAGTTTGCAGGGCGTTAATGGGGCGGCGATTGTAACAACAGCAACAGGTTCAGGCATTCCCTCAGATAGAGAAATAGCAACGCCATCCACAATTAAAACAGCTACATGGGCAGTTGCTGAAGATATAACTAGAGTCGTTATTACAGCGCATGGGCCGACAGATGATAGCTGCGTTGTATGTTTTGACGCACCAGACTCGGCCACAGCTACAACATGGCTTGCGGGAAATATAGATGATGCAGATGGGGCAACGATGAGACGGATTGTTTCAGTCGGCACGCCTCGTGAATTTATATTTGCTAACCCCTTACGCCGCATTGATGTTATCGACCTAGATGCGGACGTTTGTACACGAGTATTCATAGAGGCGGGGAAATAATGTCCATTAAAACAGGTAGAGCCGCAAACTCAAGCACTTGCAAGATGTTCATGCCAATGAAAGAAAACGGGGCAGATGTAAACCCGCTTGACGCTATTGGTGGCATTACATATCCCTCATCTGTTACTTCAGCGGGTGATGGCTCAAGCATTACATTCGGCGCAGATGTTGCGGCAACTATAACAGGCGGCACATTCCCTGTAATCGGGGCAAATGATAGCTTTATCATTATGTATGAAGCTAGTGTAATGAGCACAACTGCATCGGGCATTGAGTATGGTGATGTGGCAGTTGATTCAAGTGTATCGTTAAGCACATCATTTAGCAGCGAAACTATGACGCTCAAGATAGCTGATGCCGCACCCGGTGCGCATACGTTTATAATCACATCGGCTGACATTACTGATTATACCGCCCCACAAGGGTTTGCTTTTGCTGTAGACAGAACCAAGCATACCGCTGAATTTTTAGTGAATGGTGTAACTAGTTCTGATGTAACGGATATATCGGCGGCTTCTGGTGTGGCGCTCCTTCAGTCTAATCAGAAAATGCGAATCAGAGGGCTAAAATGCCACGGCTTAATTGTATTTGTATTTGAAAACCAAGGGCTTCCGTCTGACTACAAAGCTGCTCTTGCCAGTATGGGGGCTTCATTTGCAATCAATGATATGAGAATTTGGGCTGCGTGGGAGTATCTATAGTGCTAGGGGGCATTAAAACTGGGTCAATGACTCAGAGCTTAAAGCAGCATTATGCAGATACACCAGCTTTAAAGAATTTTATTAGCTTTGATGCTGGCATTCAGACGGCATATAGTCATGTTGATATAGTGACTGAAAGCGCAGGGATGCAGCCTTATGATTGGACTAGCTCAAAGATAGGTGAGGCAACAACAGTTATTGATAATGATGTGGTTGGTCATAATAAAAACTTGATTGGTGGCGCATGGGGGCAAGCTGGTTTAAAGGAATCAATGTGGATAGTTTGTGGTACATTAACAAGTGGGACTGATGATGGCTCTAGTGAAGGCGCTAGTATATTTGGCTTTGGAGATTCCACGCCAAATACTACCGAAGTTGTGATGGGGCTACAGGGGAATAGACCTTATGCCATATTTAAGGGAGCTACATCTGCTGGCACTCCATCTGGAAATAATACTCAAATCCCCACAAGTCTTGGCGGTTTTTCTGCTGTAACATCACCAACAGAAACTAGTTTGATTTGCTTTATACATCGCCCGAATGGAGGTGCTTTAGGTGATGCCACAGTTGAACTTGTATTGGTTACGCCAAACGCAACAACAACCGAAAGCTTAGACGAAAACCCAAGCGGGTCAGGCCTTGCAAATTTTCCACCAACCTACTCACTAGGGCAATCATGGGTGGAAACTGGCGGCTTTCCAGCTTTTAGCGGCGCATGGAAAGGGCTATCTGTTATTTCTAGTTTTAATTTTTCAGGCGGGATACCATCAAACTATATACAAGCTTTAGAAGAGATGCGAACAGCTTGGGCAGCTGGCAGAAAGGTATTGCCTGCTTCATTGCGGGGGCTTACATGAAAGCCCTTCTAATCCGCTTTATAACCACAAGCAACAAAGGCCGCCAGACTGGCGAATCTGGCTTTGAGTATCCATCAATTTCAACAACGAATGGATAATATCATGAATAAACTAATGCCAATACTACTGCTTTTATCATTCAACGCATCTGCCATTGACGTTTGGGAAGGCGGTTCTGCACAGATAGATTGCACACCGCCGACGGCTTACACGAATGGTGATCCGATAGCTGACGCAGATACGATAACCTACAAGCTTTATCAGGATGGCGTTGAAGTGCAAGCTGGAGA